TAAAGCTGCAAGTGCGGGTGATTTTACTGTAGTTATGCCTGCTAATGATTCAAGCAACGCTCTTATTCGTATCGCCTAATTGGGGGATAACCCATGCCACTTCCTTATTCTGGCTGGGGCCGAGGTGGTTGGGGTTCTGGCTCTTGGAATAGCCTATCTGTAGGCGTATCCGTTACAGGTGTAGCGGGTACTGCTTCTGTTGGCAGTGTAACAACTACTAACGGCGTAACGCAGCCCGTTACAGGGGTTTCATCAACAGCAAGTGTTGGTTCTGTAACAGCGACAGGTGCCGCGAATACAATAGCGACAGGTTTAGCGGCTACAGGCAGTGTTGGAAGCGTAACTGTTACTGGTATTGGCAACATTTCAGCCAGCGCAGTAGTAGCTACAGGGTCAGTTGGCACCACGCATACTGTATCAGGAGATGCGAATGTTCCTGTTACGGGAGTATCATCTACAGGCGCTGTTGGTTCTTCTACTGTTTCTGGCGATGCAAACTTTACTGTAACAGGGGTTTCTGGCACAGGCGCTGTTGGAACTACCTTTACAGGTCTTTCAGCAAACATACCCGTTACAGGGGTTGTGGGATCAACTGCTTTAGATTCTGTCGCTATAGACGCAGATGCAAATGCCCACCCAGTAGGTATAAACTCTATAGGGTCTGTTGGTTCTGCCACCGTTTCTAGCGATGTTAACGTTTCTGTTTCTGGTGTCTCTGGTACGTCTGCTATAGGGACGGTAGACGCTAGAATTGGAAAGAATGTTTCTGTAACAGGTGTCTCTGCGACAGGCGGTGTAGGCACTGTAAGCCTAGAGTTTGGCAATAACATTTCTGCTTCTGGTGTTGTTGGAACAGGTGAAGTTGGCAACATACCGCAAACAACAAGTTCTGTTGTCCAAAATGTTACAGGCGTATTCGGAACTGCATCTGTTGGTAGTGCGACCACAACTAGTGGAGTAACGCAGCCTGTAACGGGTCTGTCAGCAATAGGCGGTGTTGGCTCTGTAGGTTTAACATTATCAGCGAACATTCCCGCGTCAGGTATAGGAGCCGTTGGTAGCGTAGGTTCTACAACAGTAGCCGCCAACACAAATCAATCTGTAACAGGTGTGTTGGGAACGGGCAGTGTGGGTTCTGTCAGCGTTGAAGCTGATGGTCAGGCTTCCGCGACAGGTGTATCAGCTACAGGCTCTTCAGGGGCTGTAACAATAAAATTCGGTGCATCCGTTGTGGCAACAGGCGTTAGTGGTTCGTCTGGTGTTGGAAGCGTAACAACCAAAGTAGATGCGAATATATCTGCTACAGGCGTTGCAGGAACAGGAGCAGTTGGGGACGTAACTGTCAACATACCTATCGACGTATCCGTTACAGGCGTGTCAGCTACAGGAAGCGTTGGGTCCGTTACAATAGCGTTTGGTTATGCGGTTACAGGCGTATCAGCATCAGGGCGTGATCCGTTCCCTGTGTCAATAGGAATAGGCCAATATGTATATCCAGAAGGTGTTTCTGCTACTATGGAGTTGGGAACAGCATTTGTTTGGAATAATATAACGCCTATACATAACGCGAATTGGAATCCTATAACTCCTGCCCCGCTGGGCGATTGGACCCCAATATCTCCGGGTTCTTCACCAAATTGGAAAAAGATTGCGTCTTAATGACAAGCGCGGTATAAACTCATCAACCTATCTAGTTTAGGAAACTTACATGGCTAGTACATATGGAAACGATCTTCGACTAGAAGAAATTGGTAATGGCGAACAATCAGGTTCGTGGGGCACTACTACCAACACTAACTTAGAGCTAATTGCTGAAGCATTTAGTTACGGCACTGAGGCCATAACAACAAATGCAAACACGCATACAACTACTCTTACTGATGGAGCGTCTGCTCAAGGTAGGTCTATGTTTCTAAAGTATACAGGTGCTTTAGATTCCGATTGTACAATTACTATTGGTCCTAGCTCAGTTAACAAGATGTGGTTTATACAAAACTCTACTACTGATAGTGGTTCTTCAGGCCCGTATAACATAGTGATATCGCAAGGGTCAGGAGCGAGTATAACAGTCCCCAACGGGCAGGTTAAAGCTATGTTTTCTGATGGTGGTGGTAATACCGCAATAATGACAGACGCATTTACAGGTTTGAGCGTCCCAAGCCTGTTTATAGCAGGTGTAGCTCCTCCCGGAATTGGTGACGTTTTGGCATTAAGCATAGCGTTAGGATAAACGATGGCTAATACATTCAAGAGTTATTTGGCGAGTGCAACGGGAACCTCTGCGGCTACTGTACGCACAGTGCCGTCAAGCACACAGACGGTTGCGGTGGGTATTAACCTCGCTAACATTCTCACAAGCCAGATTAAAGTCAGTGCCTACATTACCAGAAGCGGCACAGATTATTACATTGTTAAAAACGCACCGATACCCGCGCAGGGGGCGCTGTCTGTGCTGGATGGGAAAATTATCTTAGAAGCTGCTGATGTTGTTAAAGTAATATCAGACACGGCAAGCAGCGTAGATACTGTATTATCGGTCTTGGAGATCACCTAATGGCTGGATATATCGGCACAGGCGCAGTCCCGCAGGCTACACAGAAGCGTGATTCATTTACGGCAACGGCTGGGCAAACCAGCTTTCCCACAAGTGGATATACGCCCGGATTTGTAGATGTTTATATGAATGGTGTAAAACTTGCACCTGCCGATTTTACCGCGACCAATAGCTCAGACGTTGTGCTGGCGGTTGCTGCGGTTGCTAACGACACGTTAGAGATTATTTCTTTTAGCACATTTGAAATATCATCACGGACATTTACGGGTGACGTTACTGCAAGCGGCGGAACATTCTTGCCCACGGGCGATACGTCTGCGGGTGATGCCGCTGCTATGGGCTATGCTGCGGCTGATGGTTTGGTGCTTACAGGTCAGGGTTCTACATCAGACGTAACTATTAAGAACGATGCAGACGCTACAGTAATGTCGATACCAACAGGTACAACGGGTGTGACGTTTGCGGGTACTCCTACGTTTCCTGACGGCAGTATAAACATTGCTGATCTGGATATTGACGGTGGTACAGATATAGGCGCAGCGTTGGTCGATGCTGACTTGATGGTTGTGGATGACGGTGCGGGTGGCACTAATCGAAAAGCTACAATGTCTAGGCTTGCTACCTATATGGGAACTAAAATTGGTGGAGGGTTAGAGTTTATTGTTTCTAGCGGTGCTATATCCAATGCTGCAAATGTATCATTTACACAGTTTGATGCAAGTAAATATGATCACTATGTTTTTTCTTTTAAGAATGTAATACCAGCTACCGATGGTGTTCGTTTGTTTGGTTATCACTCAGCAGATGGTGGCAGTAGCTACGACACAACTGATGGTGAGTATCACCGTGCTGGAAATGGTGACTCAACAGGATTCCAAATTAATTACACTGCCCAAGAGCTAGGAAGTGCTGCTAACGAGTTTGGAGTAAGTGGGCTGGCCTTTTTATACGCACCTTCCGCGGCATCTTTTACAATCATGAACTCTGTAAACATAGTAAGTCAAGGCGTAGATGGCGGCATTTATGGCTCTTACAGTACCGACAATGCTGTTACTGCAAGAATAGCTGCTGAAGCTACTACCGCAATAAAATTTGCAATGGATAGTGGTAACATAGAGTCAGGCGAAATTGATATGTTCGGAATAGTAAACTCATAGGAGAAAATCATGCCCCGCTACCACAACATAAATGGTCAGTCTGTGCAGTTTACTGCTGATGAAGAAACTGCACGGGATGCAGAAGAGGCGGCATGGGCTGCGGGGGCAGATACTCGCGCAGCGGCGTCTGTGCGCGAAGACCGCGACAGCAGACTAGCGGAATGCGATTGGATGGCTAATTCTGACGTAACAATGGCAAGCGCGTGGACAACGTACAGACAGGGGTTGCGTGATGTACCAGCACAGTCTGGGTTTCCAAACAGCGTCACATGGCCCACTAAGCCTACTTAGGAGATTATAAGATGGCAGGATATATCGGCAGCAAAGGCTCTGGAATTATCTCAGGTATTGATGCGTCTATAGCGGACCTAAACCTGACGGATAAGGCGTCAGCCAACGGCACTACAGAAGCCAATAAAGTTCTTACTGCTGACGGTAATAAGGACGTTACCGCGATCCGCAACTTGACAGCTACAGGTGATGTGACGGCTGGCGGTGCTATAACAGCTACAGGCACCGTTACACGCGCCCTGACGCGAGGTTCTATTGATGTTGGTAATAGCTCTGGTGTGTCATCTGCTTTAGCAAAAGGGGCTGCGGGTACAGTCCTAACGTCTGATGGCACTGATTTATCGTTTGTGGCGGCAAGCGGCGGTGGTGAGCAAGAGTTCACGGCTACAGGTGCTATTACGGCGGGTAATTTAGTAGGATTAACCTCTAGTGGAACAGTTTCTGTAGCGGAAGCAGAGTTGCAAGCTGCTGTGGCACAGGGGAGTGGGGCGTCAGATAGTGCTGCGTTAGTTTATGATACTGCTAATGACAAAGTGTTATTGTTTTTTAGAGGTACTAGCAACTATCTTTATGGCAGAGTTGGAACTATTGCTAACGGGCAAATTTCATTTGGAACTGCCGCTACTACTAGCGCCACAGCGTTAGATATGGACGCCGCTTATGATGTTAATTCTGGAAAGACTGTAGTTACCTATAATCAAAATTCCGGCGGTAATTACGCAATGGCGGTGGTTGTAACAGTTAGTGGTACAAGCCTTTCGTTTGGTACTCCTGTAACACTAAGGTCATCTGGAACAAATAATGTTAGAGTTGATTACGATAGTAATGCACAAAAAGTTCTTTTCGTTTATGATGGGGGCGCAATTTATGGCCGCGTTGGAACTGTCAGCGGCACAACTGTTTCCCTTGGGACAGAATCACAAGTATCTGCAAGTAATTCTACAGCGGATTCTGCTGCATTGTGTTTTGATTCTACCGCAAATAAATTTATCATGGCTTATATAATATCGGGTCAAATCAAGATTACTATGAAAACTTTAACGATCAGCGGAACAAGCGTTAGTGGTGGGTCGGAAGTTGATGGCAATGGACTTACTGGTGGCGGTCCACATCCCCAGCTAACGTATATACCCTCTCTTAACAAAACAGTTCTTATCAGCAACTATGCTGGCTCTTATTGGTACTATTACATTTTAACAGTTAGTGGCACAGATATTACGCTTGCGGATACTGGTGGCGTTCGGCTTGATACTGGCACTCCTTTATCGATGGGGGACGGCAATACCTATTTAATCGTTGCTGGTGATAAACAATACATACAGTATCATGAAACTGCAGGGACTGCTAATACTCTTTTAGAAGTGTCCGTAGGTGCTGCAGAGATTACCTTTGCACCAATATCGCAAAAGGTTCAATGGGGTACAGGAAAAAGTGACTACTACCCCGCCGCCGTTTATGACCCTGATACGGGTAGTCTGGTAAATGCTGATGGAACTAATGTTCGCATTCTTAATGTAACCTCCCCAGCGTTTGTAGGTATTGCAGCGGAAAACATATCAAATGGGGCAACAGGAAAGGTTACGGTTGCTGGTGGAATTAATACGTCAGTAAGTGGGCTAACAACTGGTCAGACGTACGCATTAACTTCTGGTTCATCGTCACTTAGTGTTGCTGGAGTAGATGGAGTTGGAGCCTTGGGCATTGCTTTGTCTTCATCTTCAATTTATCTTAACGTAGGGAAATTATAATGTCTGTCAAAACCGCATCTGATATAGTTAGAGAGAATAGAAATTTACTCCTTGAACTATCGGACACAATGGCATTAGCTGACCGCATCACAGACGAGTGGCGTACTTATCGACAAGCACTGCGGGACATACCCGCTCAGTCTGGATTTCCCGCAAATGTTACTTGGCCCGTTGATCCTGACTTCATAGATAAAAATAAAATCAAGGGAGAATAACCATGACCAAAGCCAGAGATTTAGCAGGGTTTTCGACGGGTTCGATTACCAACACCACGGCTGACGGCCTTATCCTAAAGGGCGATGGTAGCAGCACAGACGTTGTAATTAAAAACGGCGCTAACGCTACGGTGGCATCAGTCGCAGATGGTACAGTGAATATTGCTGCTGCGGGTTCTATAACAGCTACAGGTGCGTCAGTAGGCGCTCTAGCGCAGGGCGCTATACAGGTAGGTAATTCATCAGGTGTAGCGGCTCCGCTGACCATAGGCTCTAACGCACAATTGCTTCAGTCTAACGGCACAACAGCGGCGTGGGCTACTATTAGCACAGGCACACCAGCGGTTGTTTTTCCAAACCTTGCATCGCCAAACAACACATACACATC